TTGGAGTTGCTACAGGAGCAGATTCCATAATTGCAGCTGCACTTCCTACCTTAGTAGTTCCAGCAAGAACCATATCCAAACGAGTTTTCAACTCATCATATGACTTGAAGTTTGTTGGAGCAGTAAACTCTGAAAGAGCGTGTTCCTTCTTCCATACTGCTTCAATTTCATCGTCATTGTCAAACAATGGTGATGGTGCTTCAAACTCTGACTTGTCATAGTTCCAGTAACCGTCTACCTTACGAAGCTTCAACTTGAAGTTCGCACCTTGCCAGAAGTCAAAAGGATTTATAGGACTTTCATCTTCAAATGCAGGTTGCATGGTTTCCATAATCTTGTCAAAGATTTTCTTACCAAAACGATAAAGGAATACCTTACCTTCATTCTCAGGATTTGCGCCATCCTTGACAACGTAAATATTAGAGAAGTATTGCAACTTACGTTTCTGTCTACGAGCAATCTCTTTATCAGACTCCACACCAGAATTCCAATGTTCTGAATTTAATTCTGATACTGGGTCATTCTGACCGAGTGTGGTAAGAGAGTTCTCAATATACCATTGACCAGTTGGGCCTTGAAATGCATGATTCCAGACCTTTGCCCAAGGCATATCTTCACCGTCAACTGCTGGAAGGAAACGAATAACAGCATAGCCATTACCAGTTTTATCCATTACAGGTTTCCAGATTCGTTCATCCTTGTAGGACTTCTTCTCTTGTGGTGCGTTTTCTTCTTTGACTGCTCCAAGCAGTTTGTCTAGTGAATTAGACTTTTTAAGTGAACTTAACGACATATTTTTCTCCTTATGTGAATGTATGTTTCGTATGTTAATATAGTATTATATACAGTTGTATCAGAAATGTCAAGTATCTTCTTGAACAAATCTTACTCTATATATACTTTTGTCATCTTGTCTAAAATTGACAAGAGCATTCCAAGAAAGTCCAACTCTCTCTTTATCAAGATCATTTGGTATGTGACCATGATACAATTGAGATTGAAAAACAATCATAGAATCTTGTGTGCAAGGAAAGGCTAACTTAGAAGCTGTGTTTGAGTTTCCCTGCTTGTAGTGTTCAGTAAGAGATATAAATGGCACACCGTCATACTTTGACCTGTGAAATTCAAGTGGTGGGTGTCCGTCCTCTGACTTTAAATAATATGTTCCACTAATGATTGAGTTAGAGTGATTGTGTATTCCTTGTTCACCACCCTTACCACTAATGTTTAACCAACTTTCTGAAAAGAAAAACTCCTCATACTCTAAACCAAGTTCGTTGTCTAGGTAATCTTTTGCCTGCATTTCAATCCATGTAGCAATATCTTTCATTGCTGGGTCAAGTAATATATTTAAATGTTTCTGAGTTCTTAGTTTCTTTGAACCCTTGTATGTTTCATATGAAAATTTCTCCAAATCAATAGTATCAAGAAATGGTATTGGACTACTGTATTGTTTTACGATTCCAGTTGGAAATATAGGAACTCCACTCATGTTATTTTTAACTCCTCGCATAATTCATCTTTATTAATATATATTACGTTTCTTCTAAGCCCCATCTCTGGTACTATTGGCCGGTCTACCCAATAAAAAGTAGTGTCAGAAAACTGAGAAAAAATGTCTTCTAACTGATTCATCCAATTTACTGAATTAAATCCCTTTGCGTTTGCTGGAAGATAGTTGTCTGTACCCTTGTATATATTATTTAGTGGGTGATTGTATGATGATAAGTCAAACCCAATCATATAAACTTCATCTGGTTTGGCAGGTAATTTATCATTTGGCACAAGTTCAGGTGGATTACATGCTAAATGTAATGCAGTATTGCCCGCAGACCAACCATGTAAATATCCCACAACAGAACGAATTCTTTCATTACCAGTGACATAGGTAATCCAAACACCAGAATCCTTTTCCATTTTCATACGAAGGTCTTTTATATCCAAATCTGGATTCATGTGCATAACTGTATCAATTTTTTCTTGTAGAGTAGCAGGGTCTTTACCTGAGATGACACACTTGTCAGTTTTATTCCCACTATAATGAATAAAAGACTTAGGTATATCATACCCCATGAACATTGTGTCTGCTACAAAATCTGGAACAGTAGACCAGTTTGTAAACCAACATTTGTTTTTAAGTGGATATTGAGATTCAACAATTTCTTGTTGCATTGCATAATCAACAGCAACAAGATTGTCTACTTCACCGTCACGATAGATTGCATTACAACCCCATGTAACAAATTCATTATCTTTACTTGGATTGAACCATGAACGCGATTCACCATTGCCAATAACTAAAGCTTTCATTTTCTTAAATGTTCCCAACTAACAGGAAACAAATCCTTTGCAATTTCATCAATTTTATCTGCAACTAGTTGTGTTTCAATTTGTGCATCTGGTTTACATCTCAGATTACAAACCCTTGCAAACGCATAGAGTGTCCCAGACCAATACCATTCTGTAAACATAGATTGGGGTAGAACCATTCTTGCTTGTTCTGGTGCAACACCGCCTGCAATTAATCGGTCATAAGTATCAAGTGCAAGTTTGACAGACTTGTCATACAAAGAACTAACCCCAACATCCTCATCATACTCACTATAAGCAGTTTCGGGATAACTATCCTTAATATACTCTATAGTCTTTTCTTCATCAGAACCTTGTTTCTTATCTGTTGCAGCTGCTCTCCATGTATCAGGATAATAAATTGATGGGTCATCACTAACATATCGTCTAGATACTTCGTTCCACGTTAAACCAATTTGGTGTTTAACTAATTGTCTTGCAACAAATACAGGAGCTTTAATTCTAAACTGTATTGATGCATGACCGAATGGACTCCAATGATTGTGTTTTGCAAGATAAGCTATGAGTCGTTTATCACCACGACTAAGAAGTCCTTCACAAATTTCACCAGAAAATCCCTTATCCCATTCTGACTCTTTATCAAAAGATACTCTTGCTGCATTAACAACAGACAAGTCGCTTCCCATATGATCTTTAAGTTCTACTTCTATATCCAATTGTATATCCCCCAAATAGATGCCATAAGATAAAATAATTCCATTAACATTCGTGGTGGGTCTTTGTCTAATCTTGCAAAATTTGCCCAAAATCCACAAGCAATTAAAGACAACAACCAACCTATCCATTGAGAAGAAACACTTCCCGATGCAAGAAACATAACACCCATCAATGCAAGAACAAGAGCAAACCACCGCATATTACTATTGGGCGTATTTCTATTTGGTGCAATTAGTGTTAGTGTTAATATTTTAGTTACCATGATATGCCCTCTTTTCTTTTAATTTGATGTGGTGCTGATACAAGGAATCGAACCTCAAACTGATGATTACAAGTCAACTGTTATACCGTTTAACTATACCAGCAAAATAGTTATCGTCTGTCATCTCTCCTATTGTGATCCCTACGACCTTGAGGACGAAATCCTTTTGGCCATGACGGAGTACGCATTGCGAGTTTCTTAACTCGCTCAACCAATTCAGAATTAGTTTTTGATAGCTCAGCGCAATCAAATTCCAACTTCTTAACTCGTTTCATTAGCTCCTTATTTTCTGCTTCAACAATATCGAGCGCTTTAATTGCGATCTCTGCTCTTTCTGTAGTAACAACTTCGCCTAAATCCATTCTAGTTAAACTCCTTCTATTAGATTTAATAACTGTATTCTATACTTATTCTTGTCCAAAGTCAAGAACCTTTTGTAATTATTCATAAGTTTTTTGATGTCTTGCCATATATAATCCTCAGATAATTTTTTGTTCCACGTTTTAGTAAACTCCACCAGTTCGTCAAGAATGATAAGAGTTTCAAGAGATACTCTTTTTCCAAGATATTCCTTTAGTAATATAGGGTGTTCATCATCTTTAATAAAAAAGATAGGATTGAAGTTTTTAACAAAAGGCCCAATCTCTAACGTAAATTGATTGTAGAAATTAGCTCGTTTATCTTTCCATTCCTCATAGTTTTCATCACTAAAATTTGACACATACCCCTTACTATCTTTAATAAAATTAGAGACAAAGTAATTCTTTACGTTTTCTTCGGTTTTATATTTTCGTGAAATTTTGACAAAGAAACCCCTATCCTTTCTTTTGTAGAAAGAATCTCGTTTAATACGAGTTTTGCCATGATAGGTAACAAAATCATAATCAGTTTTACCAAAGTGTGCTTTTAAAGCACAGTACATTAAATAGGTATCAATTGCTTCCATTATTGAAAGGTATTTCTTTAGATGGGTAATTGGGCTCTTTTGGGTAGGAAGTTTAATTCTCTAGCATTTGCTTCAATTTTTTCTTTCAATCCTTTTGAAACAAGAGAACCAACTGAATCTGGTTCAATGCCTTCTTTCTCACAATAATACAAAACTGCATCCATGTGAGTAAGCTTCTTCTCTTTAGCAATATTTTCTATTGCAATTGTAAATGCTTTTGATGTTGTAAATGACAAAATATATTTCCTATAAACATTATAAAAAGTAAGTGGTGAGTGTTCTGTTGCTAGGTCACTCACCAAAACCCCGAGCAATTATGCGGCTAGCGCGTAATCCTCATGTGCAAAGTTATAGTTTGCGTCTTCATTTTGACCGATAACGGAATCACCCGACAATTCTCCACTCATCTACACCTGACTGTCGAAACTATTCAGCCCCATCATAAACACACTATATTTTTTTTGTAATCCAACGAACTGCTGCATAAACACCAAGTCCTAAAACAATGTATGCTATTCCGTCTGACCATGACATGTTATGTAATACTTCTACAAGGTCTGCTGTAATCCAATCCATTTTATTCTCCAATGTGTTTGTGGTGGAGCTGGGGGGATTCGCACCCCCGTCCAGCTCAGTTCTCAACTCGTATCAACAAATTGTATTCTATTTATATAATACCATAATAGCACCAAAAAGTCAAGAACCTAAGTTATTATTTTAGAGGTCATCTTTTTGTAGGCAGCTACAATATCATCATTTGATGGAGTAATGAAAATAACACCACCAGCAGAAAAAGTTACTTCCTCTGGATTTTCTTTGCCAGTTAAACATACTCCACGAGCAAACCCCATTTGTTTATCTGGAGCGTGAATAATCATTTTGGGATTGCGAAGTGTAACAAAGTTTTCGGTCTGTTCTTCAAATTCTCCAACAAATTCACCAGCAGGTGTTACTATTGAAACCAATGTGTCTTTTTCAATCATGATATATTTCCTATAAATTATAAACTGTCTGTGAGACTTTTTGAATAGTCTCTTTGATTATCCCACTCTTCCTGTTCTTCTTCACGAAAGAATTTCCACTCTTTCTGTTGATTATTCCATTCTGCGATTGTTTCTACAAGAGTGTCAAGATAGTCGTGTTTTTGTTTGATGAATTCTTGAACAGTGCCATCTTCTGTTACCACTAGAATAACCACCTGAGAAATATCTACCCCTGTACGTTCTTTATACATTTCAGCATACGCAGAACCTTGAATGTAATAACTTTCGTTATACTCATCTTTACGTTCTTTGGTTGATGTTTTGAAATCTATAATAGACGGTACGCCCTTGTAATCTGCAATACAATCCACTCGGCCTGCTACCTTATATTTGTCACTATACAATCCAGCTTCTTGGGCATATATGTTGTCTATGTAAGTTAGCGCATTATCTCGCAATTCGCTGAATAGACAATACGGTAGAAAATGTTGCTTGTGGTGATCTATATTTTGGTTGTTTAGATAGTCCTCACACATATGATGAACTTTAGTACCACGATTTGCGGCTGTTCTTGATATGTGATTAGCAACATCATTACCTACACGTTTACGCCATTCTGCCAGTCCTTTCTTGTTACGGACTGATAGAACAGTTGTAATTGATGGGTACTTGTTGCCCTCTGGGGTTTTGTAAAGACGTACTCCGTCTTGATTTGTTGCGGTTATAGGTTGCAACTCAACTGTTTCGTGATTATACATAATATTATATTGCCCTCATTCTCTCCACTAGTCTATCTGCTCGGTTGGTTACTTGGCGATACCAAGCACTATCCACCATTTCGTCAGCAGCTGCATTCCAATCTCTTGCATCCACTCCACGTTTCATTCCTTTGAATTTACTCAAACGAGTTCTGCCCATATTGAACATCATGTTTGCAATTATCTGTTGAGCTTCTTCTGGTAAATCATAAAAATCTAGATACAAAGTAATGCAATCTATTAGTACTGTTTCGCAATCTGCCTCAAAGGCTTCTGCAACTCTGGATTCCAAGACGGCTGAGCCAACTGGACGATTGTATTCAGGATCGGTTTCTAATATCAAATGACCAATGCCAAAAGTAGGATACCCAAGATGGTCATTATATATCTCATATTCTACACCCTCATCAATTTCTAGTTGCTTCCTAAGTTCATCTAAATTCATTTTTTTCTCCACCTCACTAGTTTTTTACATTCTTCAAAAAGTAGGGTTCTGCACACATAGATAGTCCAACCCCATATTACCATTACTACACAAGTTGATACCCACAAAAATATTCCCATTATTCACTTCCGAATCCAAGTCGTATTTTATTGATAAGATAGTTACGAACAAATCCTGATCGAACTATATCGCCAATAGTAAATTCTACACAATTAAATTCTTCCATCTCATCTAGTATTCTGAAGAAATCGTGTAGTCCGTTTTTTTCATTTTGTTTCTGTAAATCCGTTTGATCAAAGTCACCACAGAATACAATTTTTGAGTCTTGTCCAACTCTGGTTGTAATAGTATCCAGCTCATGGAAATTCATATTCTGACATTCATCTACTATAACAATTGCATTGTCCATTGTCAACCCCCTTAGAAAAGAAGTTGATAAAAAGTGCAATGAACCCTGCCCCTTCAACCTA